CGGCGGGCTTCGCCCGGTCGGCGGTCAGGGGCATGAGGCGCTTGCCCTCGCCCCCGGCCAGGACGATGCCGAAGATCTTCTTTGATGCCATGGGGCCAGATTAGCCCTAAGGAATCGCGCTCCGTGATGCCCAGTCTGTGACCTGCACTTTTCATGGCCTGGAAGCCCTCTTGTGGACGAGACCGAACTTCGTGCCTCAGCTGTGCCTAGACCTGCCAGGTAAAGACCTCGCAGACCAGTCCCGAGCCGGTATGGAGATTCGCCTTCGTCGCCCGTAGTACAGGCACCACGAGAGGAATGAGACCCCCATGCCTAAGGCACGTACGTTCGGCAGCATCCGCCCCGTCAAGACCGGCCATCAGGCCCGCTACTCCCACGAGGGAGAGCAGCGCACCCTGGGCACCTTCGCCACTGTCAAGGAGGCAGAGGAGGCCCTGGTCCTGAAGCAAGCGGAGATTCTGAAGGGCGAGCACATCGACTTGAACAAGGGGTCCATCACCTTCGCGGACTTCGCGGTCCAGGCCATGGCTCACCGCAAGACCAAGCTGAAGCCGGGCACCATCTCCAACGACCTGACCAACCTGAAGATGAGGCTCCTCCCGACCTTCGGTCACAAGCCGCTGAAGAACATCCGGAAGAGCCACGTCTACGCCTGGTACGACTCCCTGGCCGACAAGCCCAACGTCCAGAAGAACAGCTACTTCACCCTCGCTGCCATCCTCAGCCACGCGGTGGAGCTTGACGAGATCAAGGAGGTCCCCAGGGTCAAGGGGGCCAATAAGATGACGGCCCAGAAGCCCAAGGTGTTCTCGGTCCAGGACTTCAAGAACGTCGTGGATGCAGCGCCAGAGGACTTCCGAGTCGTGCTGTGGACGATGTTTGCCTCCCACGCGCGCCTGGGGGAGTTGTGCGGGCTTACGAGGGGCGACGTGGACCTGGACGCCAAGACCATCCTCATCGAGCGTCAGGCGAAGGGTGAGCGGATCACGACGACCAAGACCGGCAACTCCAGGAAGGTCGTCCTTCTGGACAAAGGAGTCGACGAACTCACTCCGTACCTGAAGAAGAATCTGAAGATGCCCTCAGCGCCCCTCTTCACGGCACCCAGGGGAGGACGCATGAACCAGAGCCACTTCTACAAGGTGTGGGACGCAGCGACCGTGAAGGCGGGGCTGCCCGAGATGGTGCCCCACAGCATCCGACACATCTCGCTTGCCTTCTGTGGACACTCCGGCATGACGCTGGAAGAGGTCCTGCAGCGGGCCGGTCACAGTGACCCGAAGATGAGCCTCCACTACATGAGCAGCAACGAGGAGCGACGGACTGAGGCAGCCGCTACCGCCAGCGCCCGGCTCATGGAGAAGCTGAGCGCGGTGGGCTAGAGGAGCGGCTTGTCCGTTGACTCGATGTCCTCGCTTTCGATCACCGTCAACAACCATCGCTTCCTGTACCTCCTGATCGAGGCGAGGACGAGGGCACCGATGGTGACGGAGATGCCGGAGAACACCGCGTAGATGACGAGCGCGGCCGGACTGGAGTACTCGGGTGCCAGAGCGACAATGACGAAGCCGAACCCCCCGAGGAGCACCCCGGAAAGCATGCAGTACACAGCTAGGAATCGCCCCACGACCTCTCGTGGTGCCCTGTAACGAGCATTTAGGCGCTGGGACAGGTGGTCACGGATGACCTCCAGTTCCCTCCTGCGTGGAGCATCCTCTGGCGTGTCCTTCAACACAGCCGTGATCCGCTCCAACTCACGCAGCGGGGAGCGCTCGCGCACCACCGTCCACGTCGCAACCGTGACACCCACCACGGCAGTCAACAGTGTCCCGACAATTGACCAGTCCATGGTCCCCTCCCAAGTCCGGCCCTGACCTTAGCTCAGGTCAGAAACGCCAGCGGCAGGACGCCCGCTCTGGGAAGATTGAGCGTGCTCGAACACCACAAGTACTTGGACCCCAACCCGCCGTGCTGGGCCAAGCATGAGGCTCTTGTCAGGGAGGCCAATAAGGCCTTCGGGATGGACTTCACCTACGCCGAGAAGATCGCCCTAGCCAAGGTAGCCATGGAGCGGAATCGAGAATCACACTCAGCGGCCAACAGAAGGCGCAGCGCTGGGAAGTCTTAGCTGTTAAGATAATCCCGAGTCTCCTAGCCGAACTCAGACACTCTGGACCGGGTGTCAGTCAGAAGCCCCTCGCTCGTCCTAATCCGAGTTGAGGGGCTTCTTCTGTGCCCTGGAGTCGAAAGTGCCAGCGAAGATCAAGAGCTTCTGTCACGATTAATGACAGCCCCTGGTCAAGGCTCATCGTTCGGCTAGCTAAGGACTCTTCAGATGCCACGCATCAGCTTCAATCAGCCTCTCAACTTCGTTGCTCAGTCATCACTGCAAAGTAACCAAGACTCTCCAGGGGAGAGTGGAGAGAGCTTCATCTCCATGGCTCACGAGATGGTGAGTGAGATCAACCGACAGGTGAAGCGAACCAACGAGATCAAGCGACTGAGCTTCCCTGCCTGGAGCTTCGGCACGAGCAAGGAGAGCTTCACCGGGAGCATCTACAAGTACCTGCTCACCGTGGGTGGTCGGATCATCTACCGGCTCTACACGGAGGGTCGCTACCCGGTAGGGCTGGAGCCTCAGACACTCGCCACCTTCTTCGAGGAGGTAGTCCACGAGAAGGCCAGCCGGTTCATCAACAACGGCTACGACGACGGTGGCTCCGGCAAGCGCAGCACCGAACTCAGCTACGACGACGTGAGCCGCATCTCCCGCAACGCTGCCCGCCGCATCCTGGAGAACAACACCATGGAGTCATGCGAGAAGCACCGCAGGGAACAGGCCCGTAAGGGCCGTCTGGGAGGCCTTCAGGGGCGGCGTAGGGCCACGTTCACCCCCGACATGCTCCAGCCCCAGGGTGACCGTTCTAAGACGGCGTGGGTAAGGGCTGAGATGGAGCGTCTGGGTGCTGGTGAGAGGACGGTCTGGAACCTGATTAAGGCCACCGACACGCGCCAGAGCGAGGCCGACCAGCTTGCCGAGATCGACGCCCTTCTGGCACCACGTGAGGTCATCCGGCGAGCGCCCCGTGTGGATCATGAGTTGGCCCAGATGGAGCACGAGATTCTTGTTGCCGAGCTTGTCGACACTCTCGACTCGGCCATGGCCGACTTCGAGGAGCACCAGGCCAAGCTGTCTCGTCACGAGGCCCTGGGTGAGGCCCGCTGGAACGCAGACCTGGAGTCGGGCTGGCTGGATCAGGTGCTAGCGGCTTAGTTTGCAGTGGCTGTCTCTGGCGCTCCGTCAGCTACTGGCCTATGCGGCTTACTTTGCAGTGATCTGAGCCGCAGTCTGGCTAGCTCGACCCGATAGTAAATGTCGCCCCGCGGTAGGGCCGAAGCCCCCGTAGGTCCTCTCCTTCCTACGGGGGCTTTGTCGATCTCGTAAGTCCGGCTTCGCCGTGCCGATAGTAAAGGGCGACCCACTCACCTACCACGGGAAGGGACGCACTCATGCTGAGCCGTCTGTTCAAGAACCGCACCCGCTACCAGCGGGCCATGGCCGAAGCACTCGCCCTGATCTCGGCTTGGAACCGAGAGCGAGGAGAAGCACGATGAGCATGATCGTCCTGACACACGAAGCCTGGGACTACATCAAGTCCATGGGTGCTGACGCTGCCCCCCTCTTGGATGCCTGCCGACAGGTACCCCTGTCTCAGCAGGAGGAGGTTGTCCACGCCTGGCACGAGAACGGCATCGCATCGGCCAAGGCCTTCGAGGCCTAGCCATGTCCCGGCACCACGACGCGTGGAGGAACGGAGAGGGCAAGCGGCAGCGAGCACGCATCGCGGCCCTACTGCCCCAGCCTTGTTGCCGGTGCGGTGGAGTCATCACGCGGGAGATGGACTGGGAGGCAGACCACCTGATTCCACTGGCCCGCATCCCTGCTGGGTCGACCGTGCCGCCCGGCACCATCCGACCTGCACACAAGGCGTGCAACCGCAGCGCAGGTGGCAAGCAGGGCGCAGCCATCACGAACTCTCGCAAGAAGCGAGCGACGAACGATCCCAAAGGCATCCGACCATGGTGACGACGACACGAGAAGTCGACGACGAGTCAGTCTTTGAGGACACGAGGACGCCTCTCGCTCGCCGTCTCCAGGATTCCCTCCCCAGCCCATGGGAGGAGGTCCGAGACAGCCGTATTCAGCCCCTGCACGCGTCGAAGTACTCGGATGACGAGGAGATGCGGGAGGACTTCCTGGCCGGTGCTGAGCTACTGGGTCTCCTGGAGGACGGACAGACAATCCACCCCCAGCAGTTGCAGGTGAGCGACATCATCGGCACGGGTGAGGAGACCGTCGTCATCGAGATGCCCCGACGCTCCAGCAAGACGTACTCGATCCTCTGCGTCCTCCTGGGGCGCTGTGTGAGGCGGTCTCGCTACCGGGTGACCTTCTCGGCTCAGTCCGGCACCAAGTCGTCTGAGATGTTCCGTGACTGGCTCCAGGACCTGGAGCTTCACCAGGGCGACACCCCGGAGACCGAGTGGCCCTTCAAGCCGCGCCTCCAGGCCGGGTCCATGATGCTCACCTTCCGCAACGGCTCCACCTTCCGCGTCCTCAACACCACTACCGCCAAGGCTCTCCGTGGTGGAGCAGCAGACGTGGTGTGGATGGACGAGTGCCAGGAGTTTGACCCCGACCAGAGCGCAGAGCTGAAGGCCGGTGCCCTGCCCCTCATGGACACCCGCGACGATGCCCAGCTCATCCTGAGCGGCACCGCAGGGGAGTTCCGCTCTGGGTGGTTCTGGGACACGTTGGAGGTCGGTCGCGAGGGAGGCGCTGGCGTCGCCATCCTGGAGTACGCAGCGCCCGCTGACACGACGCATGAGGACATCGACAACGAGGCCGTGTGGGAGGCAGCTCACCCCGGCATCGGCACCTTGACGAAGCTGGAGAAGATGCGCGCTCGTCGTGCTGCCTTCGCTGACCCTGAGTGGTCTCGTGAGTACCTAGGCCTCTGGCCGGTATCGGCCGACAGCGCCATCATCCCCAGCGCCACGTGGGAGGGGGCGGCGCTGTCCAAGAAGATGCCCTACCCCGAGTCCTTCGCCATCGGCTACGACGTGTCCCCGAACGGCTCGACCGCTGCCATCGTCGCGGCCTGGAGGGTCGGCGGTGTGGCCTACGTGGAGGTCATCGCTCACGAGTCCGGCTCGACGTGGGTCCGTGACCGCGTGCAGACCGTCAGCACCAAGTACCGCGTCCCCATCGGCTACGACTCCATCGGCACCAACAAGACCATCGCTGAGGAGATTCAGCGTGGCCGCAGCACTGCCCGCGCACGGCTGAAGCCCCAGACGTGGAAGGAGATTCCGCAGGCCTGCGTGACGTTCCTCCGTGACCTGGAGGACGGCAAGCTGAAGCACTTCGACCAGCCGGGCATGAACGACGCCGCCACCTTCGCTGCCAAGCGCACCGTGAACGAGGCCACGTGGGCATGGGGACGCGTTGCCAGCGGGGGAGACATCGTGCCCCTCGTGGCCGCCACCATGGCTCTCCGCGTCTTCGACGCCACCCAGGGGAAGGCACGCCTCCGCGCCATCGTCGCCTAGTCCACGGATCACGGAGGTGACCGGGACTTCTGCCGATAGTAAATGGCATGGGTATCTTCAACGCGTTCCGTCGCCAGGGCATCAAGCCCGTGGACGTGTTGGCTACCCCCTTCACCACGAACCAGCTCACGGCATCGTGTTGGGCGACATCTTCGAGGGTGTCCAGTTCCCGCTGACGCGAGCCGAGGCGCTCACGGTCCCCGGTGTCAGCAAAGCCCGCAACCTGCTCGCTCCCATCGTGGGCCGTCAGCCGCTCCGGGCACTCGACACGAACGGCCCCCTGGCTGCCCAGCCTGCGTGGACGTACCGCACGGACCAGGAGCTTGTCTCGGTCCAGCTCATGTGGACGATGGTCGTCGACGATCTCATCTTCTACGGGCACTCGCTCCTCACGGTGACCCGTGGAGCTGACGGCTTCCCGATCTCGATGGAGCGCATCGACCCCTCTCGCTGGACCAACCAGGACCAGGAGTGGTTCATCGACGGGCAGCACGTCCCGAAGCGCTCCGTGATCTACATCCCCGGTGTGGTCTCGGCCCTGCTCGACGTAGGGGCACGCACCATCCGCCAGGCCCGCGACGTAGAGGACGCAGTGGCCGGGCGCGCTCGAGTCCCCAACCCCACGGTCGTCATCCGTCAGACGGACTCTGACGCCGCTTTGGAGCAGGACGAAGTGAAGACCATCGTCGAGAACTTCATCAAGAACCGTCGCAGCCCTGACGGCACCGTGACCTTCCTGCCCGCTGGCCTCGACATGCAGGTCTTGGGCAACCAGGAGACCGACTTCGCCATCCAGGCCCGCAACGCCTCCAAGACCGACATCGGTGGCTTCTTGGGCATCCCGGCCACGGTCATGGATGCCAGCCTCGCCACCGCCTCGCTGACCTACAGCACCGCTGAGGGCAACCGAAACATGTTCTACGACCAGACCCTCCCGCTGTACTCCGGCCCCATCGAGGCTCGCCTCTCGCTGGACGACGTGGTGCCCCGTGGACAGCGCGTCCGCTTCGACCTCACGGAGCTGTACGCGGCTCTGCCCACTCCCACCGGCCCTATTACGGAGGACTGACCCATGAACGACCCGATGCTCGACCTCGAAGCGCGCCGCCTCTCGGTTGCCTTCGCCATCCAGGAGGAAACCGGCGACAACCTCGCCCGCGCTCGTGAGATTTACGCCTTCCTGAGCAACAACGAGGAGGCGTCCAAGTGACTGACATCCAGATCGAGGCTGGGACGCTCATCGCGTCCGCTGAGGACCGCTCCATCAGCGGCCTCCTCGTGCCGTTCGGTGTCCAGGGCAACACCAACTTGGGCAAGTTCACCGTCGAGGCTGGAGCCTTCACGCTCCCCAAGGACCCGTCCGTGGTCAGCCTCAACATCCAGCACGACCACGAGACCCCCGTGGGCCGCGCCACGCTCCTCGCAGAGCAGGCAGACGGCATCCACGCCACGTTCAAGTTCGCAGAGACCGACGAGGGCGACCAGGCCCTCAGTGACTTCCGCAGCGGCAGCCGCACCAACCTCTCGGTCGAGGCCAAGGGCATCGTGCTCCGCGCTGGCAAGGCCCTCGCTGGCCGCATCTTCGGCGCTTCCGTCGTCGAGAAGGGCGCGTTCCCCGGAGCCACCCTGCTGGCCGCTGACGCCGGTGAGCTGCCCGAGGTCGTGGAGCCGATCACTGCCGACGAGCAGGACGCCGTGACCACGGAGGAGACCTTCGTGGACGAAGAAGGCAACGCCAAGAAGAAGGTCATCACGACCAAGACCGAGACCGCCGCTGACGGCACGGTCACCGAGACCACCACGACGACCACCGTCGCGGTCATCACCCCGGCTGTCGAGCCGGAACCCATCACCAACCAGGAGGCCGACGTGCCCAACGCAACCATCCCTGGGACGCTGAACGCTTCGGCTCCCGCAGACAAGAAGGGCCTGTCCAAGACTCAGGCCTTCGCCATCATGAGCGCCAAGGCAGCGGGAACCCTCCGCGACTCGACGCTCTCGGCCTCGCTCAACGACGGCATGAGCAGCCAGGATTCGCTCTTCGCGGCGCTCTCGGACGTCAAGTACGACTCGACCGGTGGCCTGACCACCAACATCGCCCTTCCCCAGTGGGTCGGGGAGGTCTGGCAGGGCAACGACTACCGCCAGAAGTTCCTGCCTCTGTTCTCGCACGCCGACCTGGCGTCGAAGCAGTTCAAGGGCTTCAAGTGGGAGACCAAGCCCGAGGGCGGCACGTGGGCCGGTAACAAGTCCAACGTGCCCAGCAACACCCCCAAGCTCGTCCCCGTGACCGGCGACGCCAGCCAGTTCGCTGGCGCGCACGACGTGGCACGCGAGTTCCGCGACCTGAAGACCTTCGGTGACTGGAGCTTCTTCGACGCGTACTTCAAGGCCATGGCCGAGTCCTACGCGCAGTGGGCTGACGAGGAGGTCGTCCTCACTGAGGTCCTGGCTGAGGCCGTCGCCTCCAAGGCCGACAACCCCGCTGGCCTGACCATCGGAGCTGGCCTCAGCGCCATCATCGACGGTGCTGCCAACGTCATCGCAGCCAACGCCACGCCGACCTTCGCGCTCGTGGAGACCAGCCTCTGGAAGTCCATCGCCAAGATTCCTTCGGACTCGACGCTGGGCTACCTCAACGCCAGCCTCTCACTGACCGGTGAGCAGGGTGCCCTGGAGTCCTTCACGATCCAGCCCACCGACAAGCTCGCCAAGGGCCAGGTCCTCGTGGGTGCTCGTGAGGCCGCAACGGTCTACGAGCTGCCTGGTGCTCCCGTCCGCGTCGAGGCGCTGGACGTGGCTCGCGGTGGCATCGACACCGGCCTCTTCGGCTACGCGGGCGTCATCGTCAACAAGGCCGACGCCCTCCAGCTCGTCAACCCGTACACCGCCTAGCCGGCACTGAGAAGAAGTTCTGAAGGGAGGCGAGATCAATGGCTCGTTACTTTGTCGGGGACACGCCCGTAGAGGCCTGGCCCGTGCCGTCGTACGACCTCGATCTCGCCCCCTTCACGGGCGTCGAGGTCCGCCTCATGTCGCCCGCAGGTGTCCTGACCGAGGGGCCTACGGCGACCATCGCTCCCGAAGAGAGCACGGTCTACGTCTCGTGGCCTGCCACTCCCGTCCTCAACTCCAGGGGCCTGTGGAGGCTCGAAGTCATCGTGACCCAGGGGGTTCGTCGGGAGACGCTGCCTCTGGTGTTCATCGCTGTTGACGGGGACACCGGCTGGCACACCCTCGACTCGGCTCGCGCTGAATGGCCGGATGCCCCCATCAATGACGACGCCTACCTCTTCACCCTGCTGGAGGCAGCTCGCGACCAGTGCGAGGCCTTCGCTCCGGTGCTCACCGGCCCGGTGCCGACCCGCTACAAGGTGGCCCAGCTCTTGCAGGTCCGCAGCCTGTGGCAGTCCGGCTCCGTCAACCAGGACAGCCAGCTCGGAGGCGGCGACATGACTGTGACCGTTTTTCCCATGGACTGGACCGTGAAGGCCCTCCTCCGTCCTAAGCGTGCTGTGGGAGGGATGTTCTAGTGGCTACCGCTCGCCAGCAGGTGGCTTCAGCTCTGAGGCCCCTGCTTCCCAAGACGTGGAAGCTCCGTGACTACATGACGGACTTCGACAAGTTGTCCAGCCCCACGGTCATGCTGCACGTCACCGAGGTCGGCCCGTTCCCGCAGGCACCCCTGGGTCACCTGCTGGTCACGATGGAGGCCACGATCCTCTGCCCCAACTCGGACCCGTCGCGGGCCTGGGGTGTCCTCGATGACCAGGTGCTGGAGCTGATCCACGACCTAGGCACCATCGACGCGCTGACCTTCTCCACCGCCGAACCGATCGTCTACTCAAACCATTTCGGATTCAACGTCCGATTCACCGTGCCCTCAACAAAGGACTAACAATCATGGCCGTCGTTCCTCTCACCCCGTTCGGTCTCACCGATGTCACCCTGAAGGTTGGGGCAGACAACTTCGAGGCCACCGTCAACGCCGTCGAGTTCGTGCCCACCACGCCGACGTTCAACTTCACCGGCCTCACGCCGGGGGCTGTCTACAACTTCTCTGGCGCTCCTGCCTGGGTTGCGAATGTCGGAGGTGCCCAGGACTGGACCACTGCCACCAGCCTCAGCAACTACCTCCTCGCAAACGCGGGCAAGTCGGTCGTCATGGACTTCGCTCCGATCAAGGGCGGCAAGGTCTTCCGCGCCACCGTCACCCTGGTCCCCACGAACATCGGTGGCACGGTCAACACCGTCCCCGTCTTCAGCGTGAGCTTCCAGGTCCAGGGCCAGCCGACCATCGTCACGGCCTGAGCCATGCTCCAGATCGACGTTCGTGAGTCGCGAGAGCTACGTGCCGTAGTGATCGCGCTCCGAGCCGTCGAGAAGAACATCTCTGCCGACATCCGCAAGCAGACCCGCCAGACACTCCAGCCGGAGTGGCAGCGCGAAGTGCGTGAGCGGTCGGTCAACAGGCTGGAGGTCCGTGCCCTGGGGGACACGGCGCGGGCCTCCGTCAGCTCCAACGGGATCACTTTGAAGGCAGCCTCCGTGGGCCGGAAGCTGTCCCGTGGCTTCGACCCGAAGACCATGTGGGCCGGGGTCGAGTTCGGCGGTGACAGGGGCAAGAAGATCACCTACGCCGCCAAGAGCAGCCGTGGCAAGGCCTACCGGATCACCCGTCGCACGCAGGCCCACCTGCCCGCTCGACGCCGCTCTGGCCCCGTCTACGGAGCAGCAGCCGAGTTCATCCCCCGAGCCGCAGCGCTCTGGACGCAAATCACCGTGCGAGTCATCGCAGAAGCCGCCGAAGGGAAGGGCAGCTAGTGGGCATCAACATCCCGATTGGCGCTAACGCCAGCGAGGCCATCCGCGCTGCCCGCCAGGCCGGTGACGCCATCGAGTCCATCGGTGACGAACTCGACGACCTGAAGCGTGAGGCGAGCCGCAGCGGCAAGGCGGCAGGGGACGACCTGGCCGATGGCATCAAGGACGGTGCGCGGGACGCTGAGAAGGCCACCGAGCGCCTGGGTGACTCCATCCGGGACGACGTGCGCGACGGCGTGCGCGGGGCAGACACCGAGGTCAAGAAGCTAGAGGACAGCTTCAAGGACGCGGTGCGCGCCTCGAAGAAGGAGACGGGCGACCTGGGTAAGGACCTGGGGACCAACGTCAAGAAGGGCACCGACGACGCCAAGGAGGGCCTGCACGAGTTCCGTGACGAGGCCAACTCCACTGCGAAGGAGTCGGCTGCCAGCTTCGACGGATCTTTCGAGTCCGTGGGTGACGCCATCCAGGAGATCGCTGCCAACGCCTTCGCTGGCTTCGGTCCTGCTGGAGCCGTAGCCGGTCTCGCTGCTGCCGCTGGAATCGGCATCGTGATGACCAAGCTCCAGGACGGAGCTGAGGACGCTGAGCGCTTCAAGGCCCGCGTGGGTGAGCTGACAGAAGAACTCATCAACGTGGGTGAGGGCACGGTCGGCATCGACTACATCGTCGACAAGCTGAAGGAGATGGCGACCGCCACCGACGACGCTGAGGTCAGCCTGGCCGACCTGCGTGAGATCGCGGACAAGTCGGGCAGCAGCTACAAGGACCTGGCCCAGGCCTACGCCGGAAACGCCGAAGGTCTCGACAAGCTCATCAAGAAGACCGAGGAGCAGAAGAAGGCCCTCGAAGACAAGAACAAGGCTGAGGAGGTCGGCCTCACCTACCGTGACCGTCAGGGTGGAGATGACCCCCGGATCGCGGCCACTGAGAAGTACATCGACTACCTGAAGAAGGCGCAGGAGGCGCAGCAGGAAGCCGCTGAGCAGGACGCCAACTTCACCGAGTCCGGAGGTCGTCAGGCCGAGGCACAGATTCGCTCGGTCGAGGCTCTGGCGAAGGCCAACGAGGACAACCGGGACCGCGCTGCCGCTGCCACTGAGCAGTACGTGGAGAGCATCCAGTCGGCCACCGATGAGGCTGGCTCTGCCATCGACGAATTCGTCACGGACCAGGGCTTCAACCTGGATGCCTACAACGCCAACATGGAGAAGTCGGCCCAGGCCATCACGCAGTACCAGCAGAACGTCGTGGCGGCTTCGTCCTACCTCTCAGAGGAGGCGCTGGCCTACATCCGCAGTCTCGGCCCTGACGCAGCCCCCGCGCTCCAGGCCTTCATCGACGCGCCCAACGACCAGAAGCAGCGCACCGCCGCCAACTGGAACGCACAAGGCCAGATCGCCTCTGACTCCTTCAGCACGAAGCTCCAGAACCAGCTCAACGGTGCGAGCTTCAACACCCGCGTCATCGTCACGCCTGACATGCAGCGGGTGAACGACGAGCTGGCGCGCAAGCGAACCATCTCCATCGAGGCCCGCATCCAGAACAACATCGCAAGCCAACTGCCCGCACGGCAGGGAATGGGTGTCCCGTGAGTTCCACGATTACGACTCCGAACCAGGTCGTCACGACCACCTACGCATGGTTGGGCGCGGCGAACGCGAGCCAGTCGCGTCGCCTGTCCGATGGCGTCACGACGGTCAACGAGTCCACGAACCCGAACTTCGCCCTGGGTGTGTCCGGCTGGGGTGCTTCGAGCGGGACCATCACCTACAACAGCGCTGAGCAGCGCCTGGCCTACGTGGCGACTTCGGCTGTCTCGGCTACGGCCCTGTTCATGTCCAGCACCATCGCGGCCTCTGGAGGGCAGGTGAAGGCTGCTGGCGTGACCGTGTTCAACACGAGCACCACCGACCTGTACCTCCGTCTTGCCATCGTCTCCGGCTCCTCGTTCCTCTACGGAGACTCCGTGGTCATCCGTCCTGGGATGTCCGGCTTCCTCGCCACCAACCCCGCAGCGCTGCCCTCGAACGCGACCGGTTACAACGTCTACGTGATGGCCGGGACCGGCTTCGTGATCCCGGCTGGTGCAAGCTTCGAGCTGGACAACGTGATCGCCCAGACCGCCTCGACGACGCTTCGCCCGGAGGACTACTTCGACGGCAGCACTCCCTACGCCTTGGGTGTCGAGACCTCCAAGCCCCTCTTGGTCACGAGCTACGAGTCCAGCCGTCAGTCTCAGAACGTCTTCAACCCCATCGTTGGCGGGGGCATGGATGTCGTCCTCTACCCGGCCAGCCTCCGCACAGGCACGCTCGTCTGCTTGTTCGACAACGAGGCCGACGCCAAGTTCTGCGAGGACATCCACTCCCGCACGACGGTGCTGACCTTCAGCGACTCTGACCACCCGACCATCGGCATGACCTACGTCCCCAGCGGTTCCATCGCCCGTGCCCTGGACAGCGCCTCACGGCTCCTCTGGACGGTCTCCATCGGCTTTCAGGAGGTCCAGGCATGAGCGTGTCCCGGCTGGTCCACTCGGTGGCTCTCATCGCGGGCAGCAGCGCTGTCCCGCTGAAGCTCATCGACTGCTCGCTGTCCATGGACGAAGGCACGTCGCCCTACACCCGCGCCTCCATCCGCATCGCTCGACCCTCGATGTCGGTCCTGGCTCAGCTCGACCCTGCCTTGAAGCCTCGCCTGCGTGTGACGGCTGGACCCACGACCTGGACCCTCTACGTCACCGCTCGCCAGGTAGACACGCAGACCGGCGACGTGAGCATGAACATCGAGTCGCCCGAGGCCTTCCTCTTCGACTACGCGCCGACCGAGACCATCGACCTACGCTCATCTCAGAGCACCCTGACCCAGGTGCGTCAGGTACTCCAGCGCGTCTTCGGAACTACCCCGGTCATCGCCAACGGAGCGGCGAACGTCAGCCTGCCGACGTACTCGGCAAAGAAGAATCTGGTGACCATCCCCTCCATGGAGGTGGACTGGACCGACGCTGGGTGGCTGCCGGTCAACGTGGGTGTCTCTCGTGTCACGACGTGGCGTCAGTCGGGGACATACTCCCTTCAGGTCACCGCCGCGAACTCGAACACGGACAGCCGTGCTGAGATCGGCCTCAGCCTGTCCGCAGGGACGACTTACACCGCGTCTGGGTACATCCGTCAGGGGACCGCTGCCAGCGGCACCAGCATCGGCCTGGGACGTGCTCGTGGCATGTCCATCGTCACCAGTGATGGTGCGTCCAGCCGAGTGCTGGCCGTGTCTAATCAGGCTCCTCAGACGGCCAACAACGTGACTCGCGTCTCGACGACCTTCACCATCCCCGTGGGCACGCAGAGCACCACCCTGAGGCTGTACCACGGCCACGCATCAGGGTCGGCCCCGGTGTTCTGGGACTCGATCATGGTCACCGAGGGCAACGGACTGGACACCAACGGCAGCACCCTCGCCTACTTCGACGGCAGCACCCCCGTGGACGGCTACTCCATGGCCTGGGACGGGACGGCTCACCTCAGCACCAGCAGTCGCACGCCCCTCATCGAGCGCCCCGAAGAGCTGTACCTCTGGGAGGCCGGGGTGACCGCGTGGGCCTACCTCACGCCGATCATGCAGGCAGCCCGCACGCGCCTCTACAACCCCGGCTTCGGCCTCTGGCAGCTCACGACTACCGAACTCCTGACGAGCACCCGCGTGGTCCGTCTCGCGGCGGGGGTCAACCTCTACAGCTACAACGACCTCCTCAGCCGCACCGCCACTGCCGCCGATGGCATGCCTCTCTTCGCTGACGCCGTGATCGTCAACTACACCTGGAAGGACCAGCAGGGCGTGGAGCAGAAGCGCTCCGACATCGCTGCCCCCAGCGGCTACCAGAGGCCCTATGTCCTGGAGCGCCTGGACACGACCTACCCCGGCCCTGGCACCGCCGCCTACATCCTCCAGCGCCTCCAGGCCCGTCGCCAGCAGGTGAACTCCAGCGGGGCACCGGACTACGAGGCTCAGCCCTCGCAGCTTGTCGCCATCTCTTCGCCTACTGGAGAGCTGCTGACCGGCATCATCCACGCCGTGACGTATGACCTCGCCCGAGGCGTCATGTCGCTGATCACCAAGGGCCTCATCGTGGCTCCCGCCAACTCGGTCGGCAAGGCCCCCTCAACTCAGACCATCGGCTCCGTGGCTTCGTCCATCGGTGCCTACACGAACTAAGGAATGATCTCATGGCTATTGGAGACCTCGCAGGCTCGAAGGGGCTTGCCACCTACACGGACGCGCTGCTCGTCGCAGACGTGGACACCGGACTGAACCAGCGTGGTGACGACATCGCCGCCACCATGACCCGCCTGGACAAGGTGGAGCCGTACGCCATCGGCGTGCCCAAGTTCAGCGTGCAGCGAGGCACGAACGGGCAGCTCGTCGGAAGCAACGTGTGGAGCGTCATCGGGACCGACGCCTTCGCGACGCCCGTGCTCAACACCGAGTTCACCTCCTGGACCCAGGGCGCTCTGACCGTGAAGAAGACCGGCGTCTACCAGGTGTCGGCTCACGTCCAATTCTTCGCTGAGCCGTACTCCACCGTGGCCGTCCAGCTCGTCAAGAACGGCGGGACTGTGGACTCGCAGAACACGCTGGCGAAGGACGAGTGGTCGGGACCCGGCACCGGCAGCGCTAACCCGAGCGCCACGGCCTACAACCTCGTGCGCCTCGTAGCCGGGGACGTGGTGCGACTTTGGGTCCTCCAGCGTGGCTCTCGCCAGGCTGTCAACGCGGGCATCTCGACGCCTGACCTCACGATGAGCCTGCTCTGGGTAGACGCCTGACGTGACAAAGGCCCCCGCAACCGAAGTTGCAGGGGCCTCCGTACTGATCGACGGCTAGGCCGTGAGAGCGCGTCCCGCGTCGATCAGCTTGGACAGGTCCACGAGCACCGAGATGATGGCTCTCGTAGCTCGTATCACCTGACCCAGGGTGTTACTTTTGGGGCGGTGGGTTTCCACTTGTTCCTCCATGAGGATCATCAACTCGAAGAGCAAGAGTTGTTGCAAGAGCATCGGCCCCGCCTAGGAACGGGGCCGTTGCTACGCCAGGACCTGGCGATGGGTTAACCGTAACCGCGTCCAAGGACACCGCCAGGCTTCTGCAGGTCGTCCGGGTAGGTCTACCGGTAGACGCGACCCTTTGGTGTGGCTACACCTGCGCGACGAGAACAGTCGACAGAACACTGTGGTAGCCCGCTGACGCCCGGAGATGCCCGCAGAATCAGTTGGTTTACGCGCCTGTAACTCCTTCAAAGTCGTCGACAGTTTTCGGCGTGTCGTTGCCGAGGGCGTTGTCGATCAACTCGTCGACCGCGTTGTCGATGATGGCGAAGTGGCAGGCACCATGACCTCCTGCTGGTGGGGCGTCTTCGCTCCCGAGCCATGCCTTAGCCGTGCCTTGAGGGGGTCTACAGTGACCATCAGCAAGAGGCTTCTCAGATCATGATTTGAGCGGAAAGCCGGGGGAGTACCAGCCTCCAGCGACTCGCGGAAAATTGGGCCAGAATGGCACGTTTCTCCGGCGCACGACTACGGTGATGCTCGTGCGAGTCGATGTCATCACGAAGGAATATCCGCCGAACGTCTACGGAGGCGCCGGCGTCCACGTCGTCGAGCTCGCGAA